GACACAAATATCTCCCATTTTTTCAAGTCTTATTATAAGCGGGTAATTCCCATTTACAGATTTGAAAATCTGGTTAAATTCTAGTTCTTCTTCTAATCCTCTATCAAAAATTGTTTCGCAATCATTGATAAAATTATATTGCAAACTCTGCAACCTCTTTTTCCAATTTTTATATGTGTCGGTCGCTTCTTTATCAAGCAAATTACCTGTCCACATATTATTAGTGCCAGAGACAGCAATGTTTCCTTTTTCAGTAACATTCAAAAACAGTGAAAGGAAAAATTCTTCCAGTTCCTTTTTACCAAATTTTTTTGATAACTGAACGAAAGTATATCTATCTTTTCTTTTAGAGTATGACTCTCTTTTTGCCTTAAATGCGCCGTCATATTCTACATAATTATATTCATTATTAAAATGAGATTTCATGGCAAGAAAAATTTTAAATGCTTCAAAATCATCAATTTTTTTACTGGACATATGAATCATAGAGGTAGCTTTTCAGTGGACTTTCTTACCAAATTTAGCCCCTCAGCCTCGTATTGAATTTTTTCTTTTATGAATGAACTGAGCAGTGGTGTTATATTTTCAATTTCTAAAGTGTTTTCTTCACAATAATGGGTAATTGTTTCGATATAACTCATACCCATATCTGTTACGGTTTTTTCAATTTCATCACAAAATTCTTTTGAACTTTTTAGTTTTAGCATTTTCACTCCTTAAATAACGCTATAGCGTATATAATACAATTATACGCTATAGCGCAAGTTTTGTCAAGACTTTTTCAGTCTTTGGACCAGATTGTCCATGCACCCCATCCAATGGCGATCCATGCACCAAGTTTTACAAAAGGGGTCCCAATTAAAATTAGCACACCTAACACAATTAAAATAATGCCATCGTGAGATGTGCGTTCTTTTAATCTACTTTTTACCCAATCACTTACTGTAGAAATCATTTTCTATTCCAGATAGCCCACAGTACTGCAAGCGCAACTAAACCAACTAGACCTTGATCGCTGAAATTACTCAACAGTCCTAGAATGTTTGCAGTCACGTTTACTTCTGGCCAGAATGGAATATTCATTCCACCGAACAGGATTTCAAGGACAATTCCTAATCCAATTAGACTGACGCCGACCTCTGCGAGTGCGGCGGCCCATGATTTAACTTTAGTAATAAGTTCCATTATAACTCCTTTCTTTTTTTAAGTTGATAGTGTAATGTGTGTGTATGTTCTTAGTAACCTTCATTTGGAGTATTGACTGTACCATCAATATCCAAATTTTCAAATTTTCGACCATTGTTGTCTGAAATATAATTTGAAGTACCTTGTAATATGGGAACAGGTTGTCCGTTTCCTATTTTTCTATTAAATGATTCTTTCTCTAAATATATCTTTTTGGCTGTAGAATCCATATGAACGATTGTTGTTTCATGTCTGTCAGCGTCGATACTCAAATATTCGTTTTGTAAATCAAAATATTCCTTTTCATCTTCTACAAGTTTTGATATAATAGGTTGATAAGATTCAAGATATCCACCGTAAAGATCTTCATAATCTACGTCACTTGGAATATCGCCTTTGGTTGCTATAGAAAATATTCCGTCTGGGTCTTGTATCGTTATTGTTACAGCAATATCAATCGCATCTATTCTAGATGAGTTAAAATGTTTTGGAAAAATATGAAGTATCTTATCTTCAACATTATAAATTATTTTTTTGTGCATCTTCATTTGGTTGCCATTAGCACCAACCGAAATATCTAGTCTGACATTATTATGTCTGAAAATATCCCAAACAGCAAATGGACCCAATTTTCCAGAAACCGGATATTTACTGACTCTTGCTTCTTGTATTTGTGAGTAAAAATCACAAGATTTTTTAAAATTTGGCCAATAATTTAAAGCATTTATTTTCAAATTATATCTACTATTTGATGAAGAACTTCCACTTTCCGGTGTAATTTTTAAAGTGACTAAAATATCCCCCAATGTTTTATTTTGAAATGGGAATTTTCCAGAAAAATTTTCCATTAAAAAATCTGGATAATTTTTAGGAGATCCTGTATTCAAAATTTCTACTAAATAATTTCCAGATGGATCTAAATTATCCATATCAATTTCGATACCTTGGCCTGACGGCACTAAAAAGTTTTCAACATATCCAAACTCAACAGAAAGTTCTCTATCGGATGATTCTATCCAATCTGGAATATCGTTATGAACTTTTAAGTTATGAAAATATAATCGACCATTGTCTATACTCATAGCAAGATAATCAGATATTCCTATCTTAATATTTTCGGTTACAAATTTTTCAGTCCTCATCGTTTTTTCCTATAGTTGATTATGATGTTGTTTATATTCTTTCACCATATCAATAAGTCCGCCGATATGCGTATCTCTTTTCGAGGTAAACACTTCTGGTTCAGACTTACCCGCTACTGCGGCAATAATTACAAGACTATTTATAGGAAATTTATAACGCTCTTCAAACATAACTGCATATCCAGATGCCTGGCGAAAATATTTTTCCAACTTACCATATTTATCACCAATCATACTTTGACGCGAAGTTTTGAAATCAATAATAGATAATTTACCATCAAAATCAGCAACGCAGTCAACCGTGCCCGCAAGGCCCAAATGATCAGAATACAAAGGTTTCTCTTGTGCATAGATATTGTTCACACGTTCATCAAGAGTCGGTTTAATCTTCAAAAAAGATTCTATGTCATATGGCATAGTCTTTTTCGTTTTCCATTCTTTATTATTTAGGTGATCTTCTGCCATCTGATGGACACTGGTTCCACTCCTAGAAGCTTGAGTCGTGATTTTATTGGCAGTCTCCGCACCGACACGTTTTCTCCATTCCATAATTCCCTTTGCAGAGAACCAACCTAAGACTGTTGTTATAGAAGGATACTTACCGCCGTCAGGTGTAAGATAAAATCTCTTATTATTTTCAGTAATTCTATTTAGCGTGTGTGTTGGTAAATCAACATCCATGTGATTAAACATAATAGCTCCAATTTGTTAGAATCATTATATCACATGGATGTCATATTGTCAATAGTATTTTAAACGATACCCAATTCCAGTTTATTGATGATATAAGATTTCACCAATGAACTTCTTACAATATCAGCCTCTGTAAATTCTATAAAAGAAAACTGTTTCATATTCTTAATAATTTTCATAAAATTCTTGATACCGTTTTTTTCATCGTTAGCCCTAAAGTCTGATTGTCTAAAATCTCCGCAAAATAACAACAGGCAATTATCTCCTAATCTTGTAATGACAGAATCTAATTCGTGAAAATTCATATTCTGACATTCATCGACAATGATAATACTGTCATAAAAAGTTCTACCTCTTATGAATGATGTTGAATTAAAATTTATGAGATTGGTTTTTCGCAAACTTTCGTATGCTGTACCATTGCGAAACAATTCATTGACAATGGTTTTATAGGGGGATTCGAAAACCTCTATTTTTTGTTTCTCAGAGCCAGGCAAAAATCCAACATCTCTAGTCGGTACTACGCTCCTAATTATTTGTATTTCTCTGAAAGTAGAGTCTGGATGCATTATTTCTTCTAATGCAAGATATAGTGATATAAATGTTTTTCCTGTACCAGCAACTCCATGAAGAAATAAGTGGTCTCCATCTGCAAACGCATCGAATACTTCCGATTGCGTTGGTGTCATTGGTAGTATTTCTTTTAAGTTTCTATTTCTGCTGTCAATTCCTATTAATCTTGTATTAGTATTATTTTTAGATTTTCTTACAGACTTTTTTCCCACTTAGAGACTCCTAATTAGTTGGGGGAAAAGCCATGATAAGTTTACTTTTCGAAATTTAATCTACTTTCACGTTTTCCCTGCCGGCCGACATCCGGTAATCTATCTAAAACTTTTTCTTTAAATTCCAATGGAACTCTTGCATGACCCAAAGGATCTGCAGCGAAGTTTACCTTGGACAAGATTTGTTTTAAATTACATTTTTCTGAGGTGTCGCAATCTGGACCCGAACCATTCGTAATGAATTCTTCGCGTTCAGAAATTTTGCATGAATGTTCGAATTCATACTCACAGTCTTCGCATCTAAAATTATAAATTGGCACTTTAATATACTCACTTTTCAAATATTGGTGTAAACTTACTTTCAGCTGACTTTTCCAGTTGAGTTAAATTTCACATTAGTTATAATCTACATCTATACTTATATCTTCAGATGAGTCTATCCGACTGATTCAGCATAGATGTAGAAATATTTTTTAATCTTTTTTAGAAACAAAAGAATACATTTCTTTCGCCTTTTCCATCAAGTCTGAAATACTATACATTTCATATGCTTTTTCAACATCTTCCATACTTCTTTTACCCTGTTCATAAAGGTCATTCATTAACTGAATATTCATCTGATGTTGTTGATCCATATAGTCTTTTGCAAGTCCAAGCATTTCTGCTCTTATCTCAAATGGGTTTTTATTACTAGACATTTTAGTTCTCCTGTGTATGTGTGTTTAGTCATGTTCGCCAGTATTACGCCGGCCATTGTATCCATCGATCTTATTAAAGATTTTAGGATTTCTTTTTGCGGTATCGAATGTACCGACTGTAATAACAATCGCCGCAAGTAAAAGAGTATGCGCGATTGCATTAATTCCCCAAAATAATATACTACCCAAATACATTGAGCATACAGAAACCCACATCCATGCAAGAATTTGCATGATCAGATGTCGTACCTGTAGATTTGGGATATTTTTAAGGGGATTTATTTCAGCATTCATAACGCTGTTCCAAGTTTCGTAAATATAGTCTCGCATTTTCATTCCAATCTGTGTTTGTGTGTAGTGTGACTTTTCTGTTGCTAGGTAAGTCACCAACCCCCCTGCATTATGCTGCTAGAGCGTAACCAGTAGGTGCAAAATTATTGTTTGCATTTAGTAGTTTTCTTCGCGTTGACCCAGCTTAGATCGGGGCGACTCCAATTCATTTCCATACCTGTCGATCCTATTTCGACCCCATCAAAGATACACTATCCTGTCTCCGCTCAAAGAGTATCAACAATCAGGTTCAAGACATCTCGCAATGTCAGTCTATCAGTCACCGCTAGTAACATAATGTACCTATGGTGGAGTCGTTGGGTACTGCCCCCAAGTCCAGTGAATGTCCAATTCTTTTCAACGTCTACATTCTATTTATAACACGATTCATATGTGTCTGTCAATAGTTTTTAATCATAACCTCTTACGCATATTTTATTATCTTCGCGTTCTTCTTTTTCTTTCCATGCAGATTCAAAATCATCATCACAATGGCCGCCTTCATTATTACCCCACATACGTTTGAAATAACCATCATACATTTTTACAATATCCGAATCTTTCCATTCATCCGGTATCAAATGGCCTTTGACACGATAAAACATCTTGTTTGCTTCTTTATAATCTACAGTCATATATTCACTGTATGTATTAAGAGTTCTGGAATTTTTAGTCATAGCGCAACCTATCTTGACTTAATAATAATTACTTATATCCAAAAATTCCAGATTTCTCTATGTGACTATATGTTTGCGCCAGACATTATGAAAAAAGTTTTCCAAGTGTCTGTGGTCCCGCAACACCATCTGGAACGCAATCATGTTCGCGTTGCCACGCCTTCAATGCTGCTTCTGTACCGGCACCAAAATCCCCATCCGCTTTGATACCTAAAGCCTTCTGCAATTTTTTCACTGTGGCACCTTTTGAACCTTTACGGACAAGACTATACTTTTCATCATCACCGTCGATATCAACGTCTCCACGAGTCTTATATGTTCCGCCCAATACCTCTAAAGCATGTTTATAATGTTTCTTGCGGTCTGCAAGTCCTATAGTGCCACCATTGATACGTTTTGTCATGGATACAATATCATCAGTATCACACCAAATATTAATATCATTGGTTGCCCAGAACCAACATGCACTTTCAATAGCACCTTTTGGAGTACGGACATATTCTGTAGCTTCGATTGCTGACTTTTGACAAGCACCACCGAACTTTGTATAGTTCCATTTTCCAGTTAGTTGTAAAATACCACCACCACGATATCTCCAGCCGTCACCGGACGCTGTGTTACCGTTGTCCATACGATTGGCGTATATCACGTTAGCAATCTTCTCTGGTTGTCTGTGGTACTCTTTGGCGTCCCTGCCAGCGCGTTTAAAATACTTTCCAAAGATAGCATCTAATGCCTTTGCAGAATAATTAAGGTTTTCTGAAAGAACTTTATAGTTTGCACTTTCATGTGCAGTCTGGGCAAGAAACCCAGCTACACGGTTTCTTGTCGTAATATCATATTCTGGAAACATTTCCAACATTGCATCATGCCATTCACTAGCATCTTTCATGTGTAATATTTCAGAAACATGGCCTTCTGTGAGTTGGAAATCCATTCTACTCATTTTTTGTTTCCCCTTTATTTTCTTCGATTTCATCGAAATTTATTGTGTATTGATATTGTGAAAAGTCATTATCTTCAGAAAATATATTTTCATCATAATTAAATTCAACCGTCATATCAACTTCTGGCGCAAATGTATTTTCAATATCTGTTGGAAATTCAATTTCGGTATTTGGATGCAATGAAACTATTTTAGCAGTTCTATCGATCCCCATCATTCTTTCGCCCATTTCCATAGGATCTATTTGAGGTGCTGATTCTTTTTTTTGATTCAATCTTTCGAGCATTAGTCTCATTCGTTCAAAATCTTTATCATCTAATTCTTTAGTTGGCAATTCATAACCTTCGATATTTAAACTATTTGGTTCTATCCAATCATAACCCGAAGCCCTCAAAAAATCTTCAAAAACCAACAACAATTCTTCCATATTGAAATCTGTTGCATCAACTTTTTCTGTATAGCTACGAACTTCTTTTTCTATGTTATCATCATTCTCCGAATTATACTCTGTACACTTTAATTCATAAACACATTTGTATGCCATATTATCCTCCAGCCGTACCTGTCATAGTATATACTTTTTGATGGCGATATTCGCCCCAGAGATCTTTTGCCTTTACTTTAATAAACCGCTTATTAGTTTCTGTCTTATTAGGATTTTCAATTGTAAGAACAACATTCCTACCTTGTTTCCAAGCTTTGCGTTGTCTTATCTGACGATCTAATTCGTTATCATTATCAGATTTAGGCGTGCAATTAAATTTTGCGACATTCCTACGTTCACCCTTCGATACATATTTATCTCTCGATTTCTTACCCATTTTCAGTTTCCTTATTCCAACCTGTTAC